AGTACACTCTGAAGGAAATTATTAGAATCATAATGGACAAAAACTAAAATAGTTTGGTGGCAATTCAATGGAATATTTTTTAGGATCTTTGACAACGCTTGTTGTCATTGCTATTGTTTCCTATGTGATTAAGCCATCAGATTTGCCAAGACAAAAACCATTTATGCGGTATAGTCAAAGCCATATCTTTGAAATAGTTAAGCCACTTTTACCATTAGTTTCTTTAATAGATAGACCACCAGTAAAAAGACAGTCAACAGTGCATGAAGATAGAACTCATGTTAGAGTTATTATTTTAGACAGTCATGCATATTGGATTAGAGATAATATGTTCTATATGGCCGATATTATTCAAAATGATATTAAAAAAGAAACAGCAAGAGTAGTTGACACCATAGGTATGGATAAGGTACAATTAGATAAGATGCTATTTATAATGGATCAACTTAGGGAAGGGAAGACAAATGATAGTGGGAGTTCAGGGGACAAGTAGTTTTGATGACTACCAGGTTTTTCTCAGAGCCATGGCGGTAACAATGTCTTCTCTTAGAGAGGAAGATCCATATTTTTATATTTACTCTGCTGGTCCTGCCAACATCAATGATATGGTTTCAGAGTTTGTTAACCTATCTGAGCGTGGAATGAAGTCTCGTGGTAAAAAAATTAAGATGTATAAGGTTGCACCAAGTTGGATAACAGAAAACATAAAAGATATAAACTACTTCGCATTTCTAAGTAAGGAAAGAGAACAACTCTCTAAACTTATTGGAGATGCTCAAACACATAATGTCGAATACGGCATTTTTAGATACTAAGGAATAAAATGCAAATTAAATCACTAGAGCATATGGAAAAAATTGTTTCAGAAAACAAGTCATTACTATGGGATGGATGGACTGTTGTCAACTCATATCCTTCTGAGAAAGGTAGAACATCACCTCAAGGCGCTTTTGTTAATAGCAAGTGGCACCTGCAGCGTCGCTTTGTTCCTTCTCAGAATGGATGGGAGATACCAGATAAGTTTGTGAACTAATATGCCAAAACACGAGTGGAAAGATGATGCTTTATGTCTTGATTACGACACGAATCTATTCTTTGAAAAGTATGAAGACGATGCACTGCTACGCCCAGCAATAGACAAACTGTGCTCAGAATGCCCAGTTTCAAAAATGTGCTTTGCTGTTGGTGTGTCGCAAAAAGAGTGGGGTGTTTGGGGTGGAGTCTATCTAGAAAATGGTCAACTATCTAGAGAGTTTTCAAAGCATAAGAGTAAAGCGGATTGGGCCAGCACTTGGCAATATCTGACGGTAGACAAATAAAATGAGAGAGCACAAAGAGTACGAAGATCTTGATTCACCAGTAGACTTAGTAATACATACAAAATCTCCTAACAAATGGCTTTTAATTGATCGTGAAAGCGGAGAAGTCTATCAAGGTAATGCCAATGGATATTGGGACAGACTAGATCCAGTAAAGAGGTTAAAGTAGTATGGGCTCCGTTATATTTGGGTGTATCGATATTGGAAACAAGGATGACATATCTAAAACATTCTTTGATTATCTGCATAAATCAGATGCCGTTGTTGTCGAGAACAAATATATGTGGGATGAGTTCTGCCTAAACAATCAAATAGAGTACAGTAAGGAAATCTTATCTATAAACCTTCCAGGACTCAAGGGAAAGTTTTTAAATGAACTTCCAGAAGAGACGCAGGCCTTATTTTATGACAACAGAGATGCTGTTTTGAAAAGAATAAAAGAACTGTATGAGACAAATAAAACTATTTTTATTGTTTCAGATGAGGGCTCTCCTATTCTTGCAGACTCTGGAGAGATTGTAAGGACATACTGCCTTAATAATGATATAGACTTTAAGGTTTTGGCTGGTCCATCGGCAATAATAAATACATTAAGTATGTCTAGAATTCCTGGACCCACATCGCCATTTGTATTTTATGGTCCAATATTTTCTTTGAAGTTTGTAGATGAGTTTTTAGATAAAGTTAAAAATGTTCCATACAACTTTTTAGGTGTTACATTCTTGGCACCAAAGACAGCAAAAGATGTTGTGCTATCTATGCTTAATAAATTTGGCAATCTTGACTCATCTTTATGTGTTAACCTAACAATGGATAGTGAGAAGGTTATTGGAAAAACTTTGCAAGATGTCTATGAGTACTTATTAGAAATGGGGGATGACTACTACTTGCTAAAAGAAAAAGTATCCCTAGTTTTTAGAAAAACGGACAACATATAATGTATACAGATCAAATGCGAAGAGCCTTTAGGTCAATAGTTCCACCAAGAAACTTTGCTCTACAGATCATAGATCATAATAATTTTTTAACTGTTAAGGCAAGTGAAGAACAGTTTATGAAACTTCCTGGTGAAGATAGAAAGGTTGCTGTTGAGTATATGATTCGTGTAAAGAAGGCACTAGAAGATAATGGAGCGATTGTTTTATTAGTTAGAGAGGGTGGTAAAGAACTATGATAGAGTTTGCTTCTTTTATTATTTTTATATCAATGTTTGTAATATTGTCCTTTGATAATATCTTTATCAGAATAAAGCAAAGATCTATCAATATGCAATTACTTCAGGTAGTAGTTGAAAGAAATGTGCTTGCAGCAAAGATACTAGACTTTGAAGAGGAAAGATTAGAGCCTGTAGAAAATGGATCAGAGGGGTTCATAAAATTTATATCTGATTCAAGAGATTGGGCTTTTGATTATATAGAAAATGTTCAAGATGGTATTAATAAGTTTATTATTGATGCAGGTCCATCGATTGAGTATTGGGAAGATTACGGAGCGGTCATGGATACACCTCTCGATATTGGTATGAAAAAAATATCATCATCCTACAAAGAACTAAAGTCATTGTTACCAGATGATTATGGTAAAATTGATACATGATTAAGTTAAAGCACCCAAGGTCTCTTATTTACTCTGCATTTTTGCAGTGCCAAGAAGAGTCATGCTCTAAAGAGTCTACAAGAATTTGGGCAGGTAGTGAAACAAGAATTGTAGACTTATGTGATGAGCACTATGACATGGTAATGGAGAACTACTAATGGAGTGGAACGAGTTAGGACCTGGAATTGTCATAGTTAGCAACATTGGCAATGGTAAAAAGTACATTGAGAATATAGAGAACCATGTATCTGCTGGCAGTCTTAATTGGGTATCAGATACAAATAAGCACATCGATGAAGACGTAGATAAAAAAGCAATGAGCACTATGTATATAAAGAATATAAGGAGAACAGGACTTGCTGACCCACTTAAGCCGACAAGAAAAGAAATCCTACATGAAGAAATTTTTGATAGATTTGAAAGAGATTTTAAGTTAGCATATGAGAGGTATGTTCAAGAATTTCGTGTGCCAATAACTCAAAAAGAAGACTATGAAATATTAAAATATAATGAGGGAAATTTTTTTATAGATCATGTAGATGATGGTCTTTTTATGACAAGAAAAGTTTCTGTAGTCTACTATTTTAATGATGATTATGAGGGCGGAGAAATTGTCTTTCCAAGATTTGGTGTTGAAATCAAGCCAAAAGCAAATCAGTTAGCACTATTTCCAGCAAACTATATGTATAACCACAACGTAAACAAAGTAACGAAAGGGACCAGATATTCAATGGTCAATTGGTTAAAATAATGAAAGATGTTTTACTATCAATACTAACAGGTTTTGGATGTGGCGTAGTATTCGCAGCATTCAAATTGCCAGTGCCAGCACCACCAGTTTTTGCGGGAGTCGCAGGAATTATTGGTCTGTGGATTGGCTTTACAGTACTAACTAAATTCATATCCTAGGAGGAATAAAATGAATGAACAAATCAAAGCAGCACTAGCGTCATACGGAAGATCAGTACTTGGAGCAGCAACAGCAATGTATGCTTCAGGAGTTACAGATCCACAAACGCTTGCCTACTCACTACTTGGTGCACTTGTGCCAGTTGTATTGAGAGCAGCCAACCCTTCAGATACTGCATTTGGCAAGATGCCATCAGTTGATGAGGTCGACGCAGTACTTAAGAGTGCTAAAGTTGTAAAGAAAACCGCTAAGAAGGCTCCTGCAAAGAAGTCGTCTGGTGGAGGAAAGACTGCTAGCCAAGTTAAGTAATTAAAAAGAATTAGGGGGCCGTTTGGCCCCCTTTTTCTATTTTAAAATAAAGACTTAAACTCTGGTTTATATGGAAATACCTTTAGGGTGGATCGCCTTAACTCTGACTCTTGCTCTTGACCAAAGAAAAGAAAAGATACAATAGTCCATCTAGGATTGCCACTCTTAATTTCATGGATCTGATGCTCATAGGAGTATGCAGATGGAAAAACAAGAAGATCTCCAGCCTTTGGCTTAATAGTTACACCAAAGTGAATGAACTCTAATTCACCACCTTCGTAATCATCATTAGGGTAGTAGACCAAAGATACTGTTCTTGGTGTTGCGTATGTATCATCACTATGTGCACCAAAGAATTCTCCGTTTGAGAATCTAGAAACTCTCAAACTTTCTCTACTTTTCGGATCTAGATTCCAGTGGAAACAGTAGGAATCAATAATCCCACGGAATGCTTCATTTGCTTCTGGATGCTCCCATAGCCAACAAGTATCTGATTGTTTACCATTTTCTCTTGTGTATTCTTTGTTATCAAAGAAATCTTCACGAACCCATTTTCTTGCACCATTTTTACCGTCTACGTCTGTCCAAAAATCTTTGTCAAGCAGTTTATTCATTGTGTCCATTGAGTTGGGCCATACATTGCGGTATATATGAACTCCTGGAACTGGTGATTCAAAGGCATACTTATTGCCTTTTTGGTCCTGAGTAAATCCCTCAGATGCGTTTTTTAATCTTTCTTGATCCATTTGGCGTCTCCTTAAATGACTTTACAAGTATACCATATTCTGGTATAATTAATTATTCCGTCATGATACATGCAGTTGCTTTTTAAGCGACCAGATTGCTGAGTACGGATAAGCCCAAGGTCGCAACTTGGGGGACCTGAGTAAGTCTATAAACTGCTCATTATTCATCTAAATTTAATTCTTAGTTTACCAATTATAACAAAACTTTATAGTCTTGTCCTATATACTGTAAGTATGAAATTTAAATTCATTGCTTTGCCAGTAGCATTAGCCATATTTGCTAATGCTTTTTTTATTACCCCTTCACATGCTGATAACCTTCAAGGTGCTGGATCCACATTTGCTGCTAACTTTATAGACAGATGTAGGGTCGAATTTATGAAATCAACAGGAGATTCTGTTGTGTATGGAGCATCTGGCTCAGGTGCTGGAAAGAATATGTTTTCAAATGGAGTATCAGACTTTGCTATGTCAGATGTTCCTTACTCTGGATCAGAAGTTAAGCCATCAAAAGAATTTACATATGTTCCATTAGTAGCAGGACCAATTGGAGTAATCTATAAACTTGATGGGTATAGAGTTACTATTAAGATGAGCAAAGAGACGCTTGCTAAAGTTTTTGCGGGACAAATAACAATGTGGAATGATCCACAAATACTAAAAGAAAACCTAGTGGGAACAAGACTACCAAAGATACCAGCAACAAAGATTAGAGTTGTATACCGTATTGATGGTTCTGGAACTTCAGAAGTTTTTACTTCATACCTTAATGCAGTTGCCCCAACAATCTGGACAAAACCAGGAAATAAAAACTTTGTAACTGCATTCCCTGGAGACATATCTAAGAAGTATATGAATAGTGCTTCTGGATCTCATGGTATTGCAATGTTACAAGGAACAACAAATGGATCTATTGGATATAACGAGATATCCTATGCAAGAGGACTAAAGACGGTATCTGTTGAAAATGAGGCTGGAAGGTTTATACAACCAACAGTAAGTGCAGCGTCAGTATTCCTTGGAGATTTTGTTCCAGATAAAAGTGGTGTAGTTAAGATTAACTATAAAAACCCTAACAAACTATCCTACAACATATCCACATTTACCTACGGTGTAGCATACAAAGAAAAGAACTCGAAGAATGATTCAGTTAAAAAGTTCTTTAACTTCATGCTCGATACCTGTGGTAAGAAGGCTGAAGATCTTGGCTATTCCCCAATCAGAGGTGCTATGCTAAAGTTCTCAAAAGCAAGAGCGGCAGAGATAAGTTCAAAGTAGGAGTATAATAGAAGTGTCCCACACAGGACCTTAGTGATGGATTAGTTACCCATTGGATAGAGACCGTGGCGCAAGTCAGGTGAATTGCTTGTGTGGGACCTAATATTTTGCGGTATAATAATAACAATGACTGACAAAGA